ACGGATACCAGAGCATCGAAACCTTGTTCTGTACCACAACAGGGTCATCAGCTGTGAAATCCAGATCGGCAAACTGCTTCCGAATCCGCCGACTGTTTTGATCACCATTCAGCCAAAGCACCTTGCCGGGTTCAACTGGAACATCAGCCCCTCGCACAGAAAACGGGATTCCGCGTGCAATGTGCTTGGCAAGCGTCATGACAGCCATAGTTTTGCCGCAACCTCCACGTCCGTGGATCAGCACTGTCCCCGGCTTAGGCAGTAGATCAGGAATCAGGTATTCGATTGGGGTGTCCTCCGTGGCAAAAATTTCCTGCAGAGTTCCTCCCTGTGATCCGCGCCTGTATTCCTGATCCGCAATCAGAAGCCGCACAACCGCAGCGGACTCCCTGTAACCAGCTTCCAGCGCAATTTCGTGGAGCTTGTGCTGCACTTCCGAAGGATTGGGCAACCCCATGGCCGCCGTCGCTCGTTTGACGATTTCCTCGTGCGAAAGACCAGTGCTACGGAATCGCTGCACGCGGTCTTGCTCAGCACTGTCAACAACCCTGCGCAAATCCTCAGACAGCCACAGCCGCCCTGGCATCTGCTGATCAGCCATCCAGAACAGCGACCCAAGCGTCACCGGCCCTTTCTTGAAGGACTTCCAAACCTCCTCGCAGGGGTTGGAGCTAGCCCACTCTTCGCTGTATTCGGGATCATCTGACGACCATGCCGCCCACAAGGTGAGGCCCAAGTCCGTAGGCAATTCCGAGTGGATCGCCATACCCACCTTGACCCAGTGGTCCCGACTACCGGCCCCCTGCCCTGGAATCACCCGCAACGCGGACTGAATAATCTCAGCCACCTCAGCCGGATCTCGATCTGAGAAATCAAGCGCCTTGCGGTTTTTGATGAACCCGCCGTCTTGTAGCTCTTTACCGGCGGAATCACGCATCTCAGCCAGCAGCCACGCTGGAGCCTCCGGGATGGCCTCCAGATCGCCCTCAAAGCCGTACCGCCCAACTGGAGCCTTCCCATCACTGGAGCCCGGATACGCCCCGTAGAGGAGCCCCTGACGGCCCCAGAGGACCTCATAGCCCTGCCCGGTATCGGACAACCCAAAACCCCTTACAACGCCCCACAGAGCCTCTGGAACGCGAAACAGGTACTTCGCCGCATTGGCCTTGGTGGACGTAACGACTGGAGCACCGTCGAGCGAATCGCACCACTTGCTCTTCAATCTGGCGAGATTCCTGTCCACATCAAGGATTACGAGGCCGTTGCTCCTCGCCCCAGTGAACACACCAACCGCCTGGAACACTTCCGGCTTGCGCTCGATCTGCAACGCGACATCCGCCGGATCCATGACGACGTGATGCGACCGTTCCAGCGGCGTCTTGCCCTTGCTGACCTTCCCGGACTGGAGCAGCGCATCTTTCCGGTAAATGGGCGCATACGCCAACCCGATAGGCAACTGGCGCACAAATGCCAGAAGCTCTTGCGTCTCATGCGACACGATGTTAGACTCCTACAGTGAAAGTTTTGAGTGTGCCCCGAGGCCGGCAGCCTTGGGGCATTTTTCTATGGTAGCCATCCAGGCAACCCCGTGCTACTGTATGAGAGTTGCCACCCGGCGACCATCCAAACCGACCATTCACCATGGCATTTCTTTCCAAGACTGCTTCAGCCAACGTCAACAGCTCGGGCAGCGGCGGCGGCTACCTGCAACTTTCCAAACTCCCTGACGGCGGCTCAGTCCGCTTCGCACTGCTCTCGGACGAGCCCCTGGAGGGCTACGAAGTCTGGGGCCAATGCGCCGGCCAGTCCAAGCCCTTCCGCTTCGAGCAAGAACCCACCCCCGAGGACGTCACGGTGGAGCTGGGCGACTTTGAAGCACGCGAAGGCCGTGGCGGCCCCGGCACCGTCGACCTGAAGTTTTTCATTGCGGTCCCGGTCTACAACTACGAGTCCGGCAAAGTCCAAGTCCTGCAGATCACGCAGAAGTCCATTCTGAAGGAAATCGACCAGATCTCCCAGATGGAGGACTACGAGGACCTGCTTGCCTGGGACTTCACGATTAGCAAGAAAGGCTCGGGCCTTACGACGGAGTACACGGTCCGCCCTGTCCCCCGCAAGAAAGGCAGCCAAGAGCACATCGACGCCGCCTGGCTCGAATCCAAGTCCGAAGGCTTCGACATCAGCCGCCTCCTTACCGGCGGTAACCCTTTCAAGGCTGCCTGACATGGATCAGCAGTGCTACACCTGCCGCTAGGGCTGGTACTTCGAGGACATCGAAAAGGAGCCGCAAAACTCCTTCGGAGAATGTCATCGACACGCCCCCAGCCCCGTCGCTTACAACGACAACATCGTGCATCACAAAACCCTGTGGCCCGTCGTACACGGTGAAAGCGGTTGCGGCGACTGGACTAGCCGGTTTACTTAAACACTATTAAGTTACGGCCCCCTTCACCGGGGGCTTTTTATTGCCAAACCGAGCTTGACAGGGTAATGTAGTTATGGGAAAGAATATCCAAATGGCCTCCAACACACAAGACACCCTGGCATCACTACGTAAATGGAGGCTGGTACAAGACAACTCTGGCCCATTCCGCGTCTACCGAGACGCAAACGGTACTATCTACCATAGTGTTACACACATCCTGAAGGAAACCAGCGATACAACAGGACTGGAGCGCTGGATCGCCCGCCTGGGACCCGAAGAGGCCACCACCCAGCGCAACGTTGCCGCCACCCGAGGCAACATGGCCCATTCACAAGCTGAATATTTGCTTAAGACTTCCCAGCAGCTGGCACGTAACACCGCCAACAAGCGCAACGCCATTCACTGGGACACCCAAGGCCTGGCCCGCATCCCACCCAAGATCACCCAGTGGGCCCTGACCAAAGTCCGCCCCACCGTCCCTAGAGTTGGCTGGAGCGCCTCCGGCTACGCCCGTGGCCTCTCCGACTGGATCGCCGCTAACGCGACCGAGATCTTCGCGTCTGAGTTTTCCATTCATCACCCGGCTGGCTTCGCTGGAACAGCAGACGCCTTACTCGGCTTCAAAAATAACGCCATCGTTGTAGCCGACTGGAAGACCAGCGTCGGCCGCAAAACCACAAAAGACGAAGACGGCCTGGAACGCCTGCCGCCCGGCCATTCATACATCGACCAATGCGGGGCCTACAGCCTGGGACTCCGCCATCTAACCGGACTCAAGCCCACCGGCGCCGTGATCGTGTTGGCACGCCGTTGCGGTGCCCCCAACGTCCACTGGATGAACCCGGACGAGCTGGAACAGGCGGAGCACTCGTTTCTTGCACGAGTAGAACGATACTTTGCCCAACTTGCCAGTCCCATTCAAGACACAGACTGAGACTGGTGGTACAATGGGTGCCTGAGCGTGGCTGGAACCACCTCAGGCCGGACAACCTACCATTCAGGCCGTCATGTCACAGTCTACATACCCGGCTGTCGATCTCCTGTGGGAGAAATACAGCTACAACCCATTCACTGGGACGCTGCACAAGCGCAAAAGCGGCATTCAAGTGAAGGGTTTCCCTACCTCAAACAAGCGCGGATGGTGCATTCATCTGACTTGGGATGGTAAACGCATTCAAACCAGCTATGCCAGGGTTGTGTATGCCTGGTGCACTGGTGCATGGCCCATTCATCAGGTGGATCACATAAACCGGAATCCTCGTGACAATCGCATTCAAAACTTGCGGGATGTAACTAACCGCGAGAATTGTCAGAACCGTGCCAACTTTGGCCACTGGCTGGAGCGTGATCAGTGCTGGCAAGCCCGGATCAGGATCGACGGCAAGTTGAAATACCTAGGCCGCCACAAAACAAGGGAAGCCGCCCAACAAGCCTATAGGGAGGCTTGCCAGGCGGCAGGTTTACCGTGTCTGACTTAAGCGGTTTGCCTGGTACGCGGCTTGTAGCTTGCCCGGGGTTTGCCGCGATCGGTTCTGGGCTTGCGTGGTGCCCCCGGCTTGTTGCGCGTGGTCGGTTTCGTGCGCGTTTTTTCTGCACTTAATTTCAGGCCTGCCGGCTTAAGGTCACTGGGGCAAGCCTCGCCCCGGTTGACGGTCTGGCAAGCCTCCCAATACGGGATCAGGCTCTCCCAAAGCTCGCGGATACCCTCTTTGCCGTGCTGCTGGTGCAACGTCAGCAGGTCCCGCCATTCGGCAGCGGTAAGAGTCGACCGCTCGGCGCAATACCGCAGGTCCCGTAACTGGCGCTTTTCGTTGCGGATTTGCTCGCGCAGCAGTTCGCGGGCGTCTGCCGCCAGCTGTTTACGCTCGCGTTGTGTCGTCCATTCGCCGCCGCTCATGCCAGAACCTCCCGCAACCATGCCTGGCACGCTTTGACGCTGGCGGCGCTTAGGTAGGTTCCGTCACCGTCAAGAGTGAGACCCTGTGTAATGCCCTGGAACGTTGACAGGTAGTAGGAGCTCAAAAGCCAACCGCCGGGCCGCCTGAACTCAACGATTGGCTCAGGGTGGCCGCCTGGCACTCGCTCGACGGCCGCCAGACTGACCTGTAAAGGTGCCTGGCACGTTGTCAGCATGCTGCGCATGGTCCCTCGGTAAGGGTGAACCCTTGCACAGTAACAGCACAAGCAACCCAGCCGGCCGGACTGTTAAGTATCACAACAGCGGCAGAGTGTGGGCAGGGCTGGGGCCCATACTGTGGTCGGGCTAACGCCCTCCCACAAACCACACCACAGGATGGGACTCATGAAGAACCGCACCGTTCACCCGGCAGAGTTTGCCGCCTGGCGCCCCAGCATGGTTGACGCTGCCTTATGGGAGACGATCCTATGGGCTAGCACTGACGACGATGGCGAACCCTTAGACCGGAATCATGACCAGACTGCGGCATGGCGTGAAGACATGCAGGCCCTGTCTGATCAGTACTACAGCTGGCGTGATCTGGCGGATGCTTGTCTGATAGAGCACGGGTTAGGCGAACTGAGCCTCGAAGATCTGTTAGGCGACCGTGTCGAGCATTGCTACGTTCTGGCGCGAGACGGCCATGGCGTCAGCATGATGGATCGGTGGCTGCCTGGCGTTGAGCGTGATTGCTGCGAAACCATGGAGCAGCTAGCAAAGGCGCAGGGACCCATCGGCGCTTACGTCGGAGATGATGACCGGGTCTATCTCAGCTGGTCCTTTTGACAGTCGGCCGGTTCAGGCCTTACCATTGCACATAAGCCACACCACGGCAAACCACCATGGCAACAGCAACACTGACTGACTCGCATCGTGACGCCTTCTTCTCGGCACGTAGCACGATGCAGACTATTGAGGCTCTCTATGATCTGGCTATGTTTGCCAGTGCTAGGGACTGGAGCATTGAAGACCTAGCCCCAGCGTCCGCAGCATTTGCGGCTGATCAGGGCTGGGACCTTGACGCTACCCGCGACAGTATCGGCGAGGCAGTCTCGGACTATGCGCGGGAACTGCCCCTGTCTGTCCTAGTCCGTTCAGACTGGCACGCTCCCGGTTCGGACTTTGAGCCTGCGCAGTTCGAACTGCTGCTAGCGACTGGTGGCCCGGCAGTCCGCATCATCGGCGAGTTAGACCACCGATTGGAACCCTACAGGCCGCAACTGCAGTATCAAGACTGGGGCATCCCCTGGACTGATCACCCCGAGAGCAAGGCGGACTGGCTTGAGTGGTTCGCCGGGTTGTTTTGGTACGGGGGCTGACTGGCACACTCCAGACCCTACGGGCCCGGCCATGCTGCCGGGCTTTTTGCTGCGCTCGCTTCGCTCGCTTGCAACGTGAGAGCTTAAGATTAAAGCACTGCCTGGGATGCAACAGTGAACGACGCACCGGAACTTAACAGCGAAGCTCCGGAACTTACGCCGGAGACTGATAGCAAAGTCGTTACCAACGTCGCTAACGACGACAGCAAACGGTGGCGCGGTGGTCGTGGTCCCGCTGACAAAGTCGAAGAACGGGTGAACTGGTGCTATGCCGAGATGCTCAACGGTGGGACACGGCGTCAAGTAACCGCTCGCCTTACTCAACGCTTCGGCGTGTCTCTGAGAACGGCAGACTCTGACTACTCCCGCGCATTGGAGCTTTTAAAGGTTGAGCAACAGGCCACAAGGTCCGATCTTCTGAACCATATCCAGGCGCTAAGGCTTGCCACTGTACGTAAGGCTCTAGCTAAGGGTCAGCTACAGACTGTGGCAATGCTGCTCAAAGACATGGGCGCGGTGATTGGTGAGGTCGCACCGGAGACCCTGGCGGCCCAAGCGCCAGCGCTGCAAATCACGGTTGAGGACAAGCGGCAGGCCTGATCCCCTGCGATTGTTACAGAGTGTGAAGCCTGGGACGCTGCGACCTCGACGCGACCCCAGGCGTCGCTATTGTGTGAGAGTAGTTCAGGCACACCACGCCATGAAGCGCACCATTGCCGCTCTCGTTCTGCTGGCACTCGCCACGTCCACCGCTAACCTGCCCCTCGCCGTGGCACTCGCGGCTGGGGGCCTGGCCATCGGCGCCACGGTTCCGGCGGACTAGTACAACGGCACTACGTTACGTTTTATCAACATCTGGCCGGGCTCCCACGGGTCCGGCTTCTTACTGTGCAAGACTAGGGAGTCCTTCGGCACACCACGCCATGACAACTACGACACTCGCGGCGATCGCCGCTCTGATCCTGCTCCCGCTGCTGATCCTGCTCTGGGCCACAGAGTCCAGGCCCCAGCGTGCACGGCGGCTTCGGTCCTACGGCTGGACGCAGCAGCGCATCGCTGATCACCTGCAGTGCAGCCGTACTACCGTCCGCCGAGCACTCGCGGGCTAGTACGGCCGTACCACTGACCCCCAGGGGGCGGGTTCGGGATCCGGGCGGTGCCGTAACGGGTCCCAGGGAACCTACTGGTACATTCCCATCTCCTTCTTTTGTTACACACCTGGGGGTAGTGTTGCGATTTTTGTAATACACTGCAGGGTACCTGCTAGAAAAATGGCCACTAAATGCCCGAATCGCCAGCATTAACGCTCCGTTGGGCCCAAGGCGAGGTGTTTGGCAGCCGCAAACGCTTCCGTGTGCTGGTTGCCGGCCGCCGCTTCGGCAAAAGCTACCTGTCATGTATCGAATTATTGCGTGGGGCGATCGAGCGGCCGGGCGAAACGTTCTTTTACGCGGCCCCTACATACCGAATGGCGAAGGACATCGCCTGGAAGGTGATGAAAAAGCTCGTCCCAAAGGCCTGGATCAAGAGCAAGAACGAAACCGACCTGAAGATTGAGCTGGTAAACGGCAGCACGATCGAATTAAAGGGCACCGAAAACGCAATGGCGTTGCGCGGCCGCAGTTTGGCCGGCGTGGTGCTGGACGAAGCCGCCTTCATGGACGCCGAAGTCTGGTTCGAGGTAATCCGCCCGGCTTTAGCGGACAAACAAGGCTGGGCTTTGTTCATCTCCACCCCCGACGGCACTGCCAGCTGGTTCTACGAACTATGGCAATACGCCGAAAGCGGCGACAACGACTGGAGCCGCTGGCAATTCACGACAATCGAAGGCGACAACGTCCCACCGGAAGAAATCGAAGCCGCCCGAGGCCAACTCGACGCCCGCACCTTCCGCCAAGAATTTGAAGCCAGCTTCGAGAATCTTTCCGGCCTAGTGGCGGTCTCCTTCGCCGACTCGAACATCTCCACCGAAGCCGCCGACATCCCCGTCCTGCCTCTCCTACTCGGCGTCGACTTCAACGTTGACCCCATGTCGGGCATTTGCGCGGTCAAAAAAGACGACACCCTCTACGTCTTCGACGAAATCATGCTCACCGGTGGCGCCACCACCTGGGACTTCTCCGAAGAAGTCACCCGCCGCTTCGGCGTCGACCGCCGCATCATCGCCTGCCCCGACCCCACCGGCGGCGCCCGCAAAACCAGCGGCGTGGGACTCACCGACCACAACATCCTCCGCCGCAGCGGCTTCACCGTCTCCAGCCCCAAATCCCCCTGGAAAATCCGCGACAAGGTCACGTGCGTCAACACCGCCCTTTTGGACGCTGCTGGAACACGCCGCACCCTGATCCACCCGCGCTGCAAAGAACTCATCAAATCCCTCCGCACCTTGACCTACACCCCAAACACCGGCCTCCCCAACAAAAATCTCGGCGTCGACCACGCTTTCGACGCCTTCGGCTACCTCTGCCTCCAACAATTCAACCTCGTCAACTACTCCAAGCTCGGCAGCACCAACTACCGCCTCTACTAACCACCGTAGACTGAGACAAATCCCCCTGGAGCCATGGCCAAAAAGCCCACAAAAGCCCAGAAAAAGGTCTCCAAGGTAATGGAGGAGTACGGCGCCGGCACCCTTAAGTCCAGCTCGGGCAAAAAAGTAACCAGCCGCAAGCAGGCAATCGCCATCGCCCTCTCCGAGGCTGGCCAAACCCGCAAAAAGAGGACCAAGTAATGGCTAAACCCGGTCTCTACGCCAATATCAATGCCAAGCGCAAGCGCATCGCTGCCGGAAGCAACGAAAAAATGCGTAAGCCTGGCTCAAAAGGCGCCCCAACCGACGCTGCCTTCAAAGCAGCCGCCAAAACCGCCAAACCGGCTAAACCCACCAAAAAACGGAGCAAGTAATCATGGCCGCCAAAGCTATTACCGCCATCGACCGCCACACAAACATCGTCGAATACACCGGCGCCAAACTCACCGCCCTCGACGACTGGTTCGAGATCCCTGCTCACTCGGGCAGCTACAGCATGGCTGCCACCGTGGTCGGCTCCGCCAACTTCAAACTCGCCATCGAGTGCAGCTTCAACGGCAACTGGTTCACCATCGAAACTGCTAAAACCATCAACTCCGCTGGAGCCTACGTTTACTTCTACGACGGCAAACCCGCAGCCAAAGTCAGACTACGCATCTCGCAAGTCGACTCTGGTACTCCCGACGTAACCCCATACATCGCAGTTGCGTACCACGGCTAATGGCAATCCAAACCATTAACGGCGGCTGCATCCACATCGAAATCGACGCGGAAGACAACCTCACTCACGCCACATTCGCCTTCAAAACACCATCAATACCCGAAACTCTGGGCGGATTTATCACAATGCTCGCCCACGGAATCGAAGTGCTGGTGCCCCTTCCCGATCCCGACGACGAGGAGCCCGAAGACGATGATTGAATATCGCGGCGAACGCTTCGAGGGTTATAACAAACCCAAACGCACCCCCAATCACCCCGAAAAATCACACGTTGTCCTCGCAAAAGACGGCGACAAAGTAAAACTTATCCGTTTCGGCCAACAGGGCGTAACTGGCTCACCACCAAAAACAGGAGAAACAGAAGCAGCGAAGGCCAGAAGGGCATCGTTCAAAGCGCGTCATGCCTCTAACATAAAGAAAGGCAAAATGTCCGCCGCCTACTGGGCCGATAAGGTGAAATGGTGACCCGATGACCTACGCAGTTCCCGGCCAAATCCGCACCCATCTTGTCAGTTCGACCTTCGAAGGCCCGACTGACTCACCCTTCACGCGCACCCGCGCCGTGCTGGACATGATGCGCGGCTGGGAAATCATGAAAGCGGTCAGCCTCGGCACCGAATACCTGCGCGAAAACAGCGAAACCTTCCTCCCCCTAGAACCCCGCGAGGATTACACGGCCTACTTGGCCCGCGTCAACCGCGCCGTCTTCTCACCCTTCACCCAACGACTGGTCCGCGCCGCTGCCGGCCTGATCCTACGCAAACCGATCGTCCTCGAAGGCGACCCCTACTGGAGCGAAATCTTCGCCAAGGACGTCGACGGTTGCGGCTCGGACCTGGACGAGTATGCCCGCCGCCTACTGATCTGCGCCCTTACCTACGGCCACTGCCACACACTGGTCGATTTCCCAGCCCCAACTGGCGCCCGCAGCTTGGCGGAAGAACGTGCCCTGAACCGCCGCCCGTACTGGATCGAGGTCGACCCGCAGAATGTGTACGGCTGGCGCTTGGATCGCGAGGTCAACTACGGCAAGTTGATCCAGGTCCGCATTGCGGAAAAAGCGATCGTCCCCGACGGCCGCTTCGGCGAAAAAGTGTACGACCAGATCCGCGTCATCGAGCCAGGCCGCTACGAGATCTACCGCCAACTGGAGAGCCGCAAGGACATGTACGGCCAAATGCCGTACCCCAACTCGTTTGACGTAACAGGCCCTACGGGCGGCAACTACGAGCTAGTTGAAACTGGCGCTTACAGTTTGGGCGAAATCCCCCTCGTAACCCTTTACTCGAACAAGACCGACACGCTGGTCAGCAAACCCCCACTACTGGACATCGCCTACCTAAACCTGGCCCATTTCCAACGCCAAGCCGACCTGATCCACAGCCTGCATGTCGCCAGCCAACCCATGCTTGTCCTCGAAGGCTGGGACGACCAGACCAAGGACCTTGCCATTAGCGTTAACTATGCGTTGGCGATGCAGCCCGGTAACAAGGCTTATTACGTGGAGCCTGCGTCTAGCGCTTTCGAGGCCCAGTCAAACGAAATAAAAGAACTGCAGATGCAGATGGCGACGCTGGGCATCAGCACTCTGAGCCAGCAAAAGTTTGTCGCCGAATCTGCCGACGCCCGCCGCCTGGACCGCGTCGACACCAACTCGATGCTGTCGATGGTCTCGATGGACCTACAGCAAACGCTGCAAGGCGCCTTCAACCTGGCCGCCGATTACCTCCAGCTGGAGCCACCTCAGGTCTATGTGAGCCGCGACTTCGACATCGACCGCCTGATCGGCCAAGACATCACAGCACTCACAGCGCTGTTCGCACAGCAGGTTATCGACCGCGAAGAATTCCGCGACATCCTGCGCCAAGGCGAAATCCTGTCTGCTGGCATTTCGATGGACACGGACAGCGAAGCGACCGAACCCGCTGAATCACTGGAAGAGGAAACCACCGAGGAAGAGGTCGACGACACTGAAACCAATTCCTAATCTTCTTTTGTTGTAGACTAGAACTGCACTATTTACAGTCCGCTGGTGAAGAGCCTGGATTACGTGCAGCAACCGGACGGCAGTTTCCGCTGGGAAATGGTCGAGATGGACGAAGCTGCGCGGGCTGCAAAGCCTGAACCCGAAAAACCCGCTCGCCGGGCCCCGAAAAAGGCCATCAGCGAGCCTGTTTTCGTCGAACCCACTACCGAAACCCCCGAGTTCTAACGCATGGAAGAGCAAGTCATCCAGACGCCCGTGGCGCCTGAACCCCAGCCTGTGGCTGGAGCCGACACCGCTCAACCCACTCTTGATGTCTCGGGCATCAAGGCTGAGTACGAGTCCCAGATCAATGCCCTAAAGGTCCAAGCGGCCGAAGCCGACGAACGTTTCCAAGGCATCAAGGCAAAGCTGGACGAGGTCTACAAAAAACAGGACGACCAACGCAAGAAGGTCCTCCAAGACCAAGGCCAGTGGAAAGATCTCTGGGAGGAAGCCAACAAAACCGCCCAAGAAAAAGACACGCAGATCGCCGAACTCCACCGCCAACTGGAGGACCTTCGCACGTCTAACGAAGCCGCAACAATGCGCACAGCGGCGATGTCGGCTATCAGCCAAGCTGGCGCAATTAACGCCGAGCAAATGCTGATGTTGTTACAAAACAACCTCCGCAAAAACGAAGGCGGCAGCGTCGTTGTCCTCAACGGCGGCGTGGAACAAGACCTTCAGGCATATCTAAACAACCTGAAGAACCCAGGCTCCGGCTTCGAGCACCACTTCAAACCTAGCTCTGCCGCTGGAATGGGCGCCAAGCCCAACCCCACCTCTACCGTCGCTCCGGGTATGAACAACCCCTGGAAGGAAGGTAGTATTAACTTAACGCAGCAGATGATGCTGTCCGCCCAAGACCCTGAACTCGCAGCAGTGCTGAAGAGGGAAGCCGGTCTTTAAGCCTCAGTGAGGCACCACCACCCAAGTCTGTGACTGGGACGCAAACCCCCTGACCTTTCGGAGGCCCAATGGCTGCTCCTTTCCAGAACTATTCCGGCGGTGTCCTTCTGGCGGACATCGTCAAGCGCAATAACCTCAGCACCTATGTGTCTGAGGCGATCAAAGAGCGTTCGCTCTTCATCAAGAGCGGCGCCGTTGTGCGCAATGCTCTGCTGGATGCCCGCGAAGGCGGCACCCGCATCCAAGTCCCCGAATTTAACCCGACTGCTCCCACCGAGGAGATCATGAACGGGACGGCCACCTGGGGCACCAGCAACGCCGGCTATCTGACCCCTCAGAAGATCGGTACAGGTACCCAGATCGCCACCATCTGCCATCGCGGCTTTGCGTATGCAGTGGACGACGTCGCAATGCTCGCGGCCGGTGAAGACCCCATGCTTCACATCCGCAACCAGCTTGCCGACGCGATCAACAAACTGAACAGCCAGCGTCTGTTCAGCCACCTGTACGGCCTGTTTGGTGCTTCCGACACCAACAACGGTCCTCTGGGTGCCAACGGTCTGTATAAGGGCAAAGGCACCGCTTCTGGTGCCACCGAAGTCAACTTCCTGACCGCTGCCACCATTGCCGAAGCTCGCGCCCGCCTTGGCGAGCGTGGCGACGAAATGGACATCCTGGTTGTCCACCCCTCCGTCGGCTACTACCTGTATCAGGTGGGTATGCTGACCTTTAGCACCTCGGCCCTTGCGGCTTCCGGCGCTGTTGTTTGGGGCGGTGGCGGCGTGGGCATCGGTGCCCGCAGCATCGGCGAATTTGCCGGCTGCCGCGTGATCATCGACCCCCTGGTCAACACTGTTGCTCCTGGCGACAGCGGCGACCAGCGTGAGTTCAACTGCTACCTGCTGAAGAGCGGCACCATCCTTGAGGGCGTCCAACAGGACCTCCGCATCGAAGCTGACCGCAACATCCTGTCCAAGCAGGACGTCCTCTCGGTCGACTACCACAGCGCCTACCACGTGATGGGCACCAAGTGGATCTCGGCCTCGGACAACCCGACCAACGCCAGCCTGTACGACAAGGACAACTGGCAGGCCACCTACGACATCGACCTTATCCCGCTGTCGCGCATCGTGGTCAACAGCCCCCTAGACACCAGCACCATCTGATCTTCGATCAGATCTTTACTGGCCCCACCTTCGGGTGGGGCTTTTTCATTGCCGCTACACTGAAACAAAGACGGCCGCCGTGCAGTGCCAGCCACAATTAACGCCACTTTGAGTTCTGCATCGGCCAACAGCTATGTAACGCTGGCCGAAGCTGACGCCTACTTCGAGACAATTCCCGACTCGTCCACCTGGACCACAAAAACGACCGACCAGAAAAACCGCGCCCTGATCTCCGCCACCCGCTGGATCGACAGCCTGAACTTTTACGGCGACCGCTGCGATAACGGCCAGGCCTTGAAGTGGCCCCGCAACAACTGGCTGATCGACCGCGTCGAACTGGTCTGCAACGTCATCCCGAAAGAAATCAAGTTCGCCACCTACGAACTGGCGCGTGAACTGGCAAACGACACTGACGCCATCACCAACACTCAAAACGACCCGGACCAGCTGTACAAAGAAGTCGAACTTGGCGAACTGCGCGTCCAGTACAAAGAAGGCCAAGCCAACGGCGTGATCAACAATGTCTTCGACGTCTACCCCTGGCTGCAGGCATACTTAGGCGCTTACACAATCGGTGGCGCCGGCGGCTTCCAACTCCGCGCCTTCCGAGGCTGACATGGGCCAAATCGACACCACCTTCGGTTCTATCCCGGCCTCCATCCTCGGCGACTGGGGCCAGACCATCACGTACATCAAAACCGTCACACCTCGCACCTACAACCCAACCACTGGCGCCATCACCGGCACAGATACTAATGTTTCGGTCAAGGCTGTAATCACGCGCATCAATCCACGCGAATCCGAGGGCCTGTACCAGACCACCGATCTCAAGGTGATCATTGGAGCGGCCGAGCTTGGGTCTTACTACCCCACTGAAGCCGACCGCATCCAGTACACCCAAGACAGCGTTACCCGCGAGGCCAAGATCATCGCCATCACCAGCTACCGAGGCGACAGCCCGGTGATGCACACCCTGATCGCGAGGCCCCAATAATGGCACGTAACGATTTCGGCAAACTCCTAAAAGAGCTGGATCGCGTTGCCGCTACCACGGTTTACAACGGCCCCCGCGCCGCCTCCGAGCGTGTCGTGCGCGAACTTCAAAAAGCAGGCCCCAGCTGGAGCGGCGAGTTCTCCAACTCTTGGCAAATCGCCACCCCATCTACAACTGTTCGCGGCCCCGGCACTCCAGGCGAGCCAAAAAACTTGGTTGCTCCAACACTGACAGGCCGTGAAGTCACCAAGAGCTTCTTGCTTAAGGACAGCGTCGTCTTTCGCATCACAAACTTCGCGCCCCACGCACTCGAAGCAATCGACGCCGTCGAACATGACCGTCAATACTATGCCCGCCGCAAAACCGCCGAACCACAAACTGCACTGGGACGCAGCAAATGGGAAGTAACCACACCCCGTAAAAACGTTAGCGCTCGTGGCGCAACTGGCGGCGGCGCCGAAGGTACAAACTCCAGCCGCACGGCCCCCCTTGACTGGTTCGCAACCTATGCAAGTGCAAATTTAGGACGAGCTGTGCAGTTAGAAATGGATTCTGCCCTTCGCCGGAGGTTTGCATGAACTACCAAGCAATCCGCGCCGCCGTCGAGAACCCGTTACTGACCGCTTTTAGCGCGCTGGTGCCGGCGGTCCCGGTCTACTTTGACAACATTACGGCCGTCCCACCTAACACAACCACTGAATACGTCCGGGTCAATGTTACTTTCGGCATTACCAACGAACCCACGCTTACTACTAGCGTTGATAACGCACGTGGCGCCCTTGTTATCCGCGTATTTACGGAAAAAGGTAGGGGTCCCGCCCGCAACCAAACCCTAATCACCACCGCCGTAAACGTCCTAGAAACACTTAATGCTGCCGCAAAAACATCTAGCGGCGTTTTCTTCCGCCTTGGCGAAATAAACGGACCAACATTTTCTGCAACTGACGACGCCCCACATTTCGTGGGTCGCATCGACACAAGCTGGGTAGCAACAGTCCTGAGCTAAAGACTGTTGCTATTCTTGTAAGAGCCGGGCAGTGTCCCGCCCCACTGCATATCCATCTGGTACGCCCCTATGGCCACCACCGTTCTGTCCGGCACGTCCGGCGCCCTTTACTACAAGCCCGCTGGCACCACCGGTACGTTCGGTGAGACCAACGTCAATGCTTCGACCAACACCATGACGGTTCAGACTTTTCTGAACCTCAAAGCTGGTGATCCCGTCAAATTCAGCGTGATCAACAGCCAAACCGGCGGCACCGGCACCGGTACACTGCCCGACCCTCTGGTCGCTGGCACTACGTATTACGTCAACACCTACACCGCTTCAACCGGTGCGTTGATTGTTTCCGCCACTCTCGGTGGTGTCGCCGTCGACCTGACTGACGACGGTACTGCCGTTGCCCCCAACGAGTTCCAAGTCGAGTACGCCGACTTTGCCGTTGTCGGCCAAGTCCGCGACTGGAGCTTCGAGATCAGCCGCGCCGAGATCGACGTCACCACGATCGGCCAAACCCCTGGCCAATACGTGCCCTTCCGCACCTACATCAGCGGCTTCGGCGATGGCACCGGCACCGCCACGGTCTACATGACCAACGAGGACGCCGCCCTGTCCAACCGGATGATCCAAGACGTCCTGCAGCGCCAGCAAGACGGTGCAGCTTTCAAGCTGTACACCGACCGCGTCTTCAGCGGCGGCACCCTGAGCGACACCCTTAGCCGCTCGATTTCGTTCAACGCTGTGCTGACCTCGGCCAGCCTGAACATCAACCCCGACGACGCCCAGTCCGTCACCGTCAACTTCCGCCCAGCTGGTACCCCGACCTTCGACTTCTCCCAATCCTGATAACCTAGTTTCGGGTAAATCGTGGCAAGCCCCGCATTACCAGCGGGGTTTTTTCATGCTTAATCCGCTACAGTAGAAAAACAGCAGCACGGTGTTATGCCTGCCTCCATCCCCGTTCGGGCAATCGACCGCCTCCGCAAGGCTGCCAACCTGGAGCCAACCAAGAAAGAAGTCGAGTTGTCCGATGGCAGCGTTTTCGAGATGTGGGTCAGCCCGCTGACCATGGCCGAACGCGAACGCGCCCAAAAAAACGCCAAGTCGGACGATGCCGGGGCCTTCGCTCTGCAGTTGCTAATCACCAAGGCTTGCGACGAAAGCGGCCAAAAGCTGTTTGCGACTGGTGAAATCGACGTCCTGAAGAACGAAGTCAAAGACGCCGACCTGCAAAAGCTCATGCTGGCGATCATCACGGACGACGCCGAGCCAATCGACCCCAAGAATTAGCCAAGGAGATCCGCCAGGACAACTGGCTCATGCTCCAGTTCGGCGTCGCAAAAGAACTGGGACTCAGCCTTGAGCAAGTCCGCACGACAATGACCGCCGAAGAACTCCTTGGCTGGAGCGCTTACTTCCAGATCCTGAACGAGGACCAACAAAAGGAGCTGGACAAAGCCAAACGCCGCCGCTAGTCCCGGCGGCATTTTTCTGCCGTAAACTGAAGTACCAGTTAGTAGCGGCGCCGTGGCTTACAGAGCCGACATCGAAATTGCCGTTCGTGGCGCACAAGAACTTAAGCGTTTAGGCGATCAAATAAACGCAACTTCTAAACTTGTAGATGGTCTTAACAACTACCTTGAAAATATCGGAACAGGTGGTGTAGTTCGTAACATAAATAATCTGCAGCAAGTAGTTAGTGACGCAGCAGCAGCACTAAACGAAGCCGCCCTAGGTACCAAAGAAGCAACCCTTGCAGCTCAAAATTACGTAGCTGCTACATCAAGTCTTAATAGCGGCTTACGTGAAAAGCTACAACTACTTAAGCAAGTAAACGAAGCAGAGCGCCAGCAACGCCTATCTTCAGCTGGTATCCGCGAAACAACGCAATTCGGCGAGCCTATCGGACCGGGCCAAGCAAGCCCTGTTGCTTTGTCCAGCCAACTTCGTGGACGTACAGAACAGATTCTGGCAGAGCGTAAGGGCGCCGCAGAGCTTACAGCAGTTTTACAAGATCTGAATGAGCAGCAACGCCAGCTAGAAAACTCAAAACTGGATGCAAAGGCAACTCGTATACAGCAAGAGTTAGACCAACAAGCAGCCGCAGCAACTGAAACAGCTACACAAATAGATAAGTTAAGTCAGCGTCAGGCTGAATTTACTACCCGAACAGATGCAGCAGCCGCAGCTGCACGACGGCAAACGGCCGAGTTTTACAGACAACAGCGTCTTTTGCGCCAAGCGCAGACAGGTTTCTCTGCCTCTACCGTTGAGCAAGGACCTGGTGGTCTAGGTTTTAGCGGGGGTTTCACCCCGGCACAGCGACAGCAAGCTAACGAAGATGCTATTTTACGCTCACGTCAGGAGCAAAATAAAGCGCGTCGCCAAAGTTTAGAATTAGCAACAAGAGAACAACTTTTTGAGTTAAAACTAGAACGCGTTTTGGAGAGAAATGCGTCTTCACTCCAACAACGAGCAAAGATTCGAGAAGCTACAGGGAACGCAATTATTGGTGGGGCGTTTCCTCTGCTGTTCGGTCAAGGTGTCGGAGCAGCAGCAGGCGGTGGTATCGGTGGTTTTGCCGGAGGTTTAGCTGGCGGACAGTTCGGGTTTGGCTTGTCGTTGGTAGGCACAGCACTAGGTTCTACGTTCGATCAAGCCGCTCAAAAGTCAGCCGATTTTGCTCGTGCTCTGCGAGGAAACGGCGATGCTGTACAAAGTTTGGAAGCCTTAGTCGGAAGCCTTGATTCCACAACTAAAAATTACATAAGTAATCTTCAGGCAAGTGGTCAAATCGCTGCGACCGCAGATGCTTCGTTTAAAGCGTTAAGCGATACAGTTGGGCGCGAAAACGCAAAAGCCTTGAAGGATGCAGGAGAAGGCTGGAGCGGTTTTGGTAAAACAGTAACAGCTACACTCACAACAATCACAGCAGAAGTAATTCGTACCTTTAAAGAAGTAGAAAAAGCTAGCCCGCAAAGAGGCGGTTTTTCCATCGCAAGTTTTATCGGCCGCTTAGCGTTACAAGGTGAACAACGGGCCCAAACTACACCCGCTCTAACTCCAGAAGCCCAGCAACGTGTCAACATTCTGCAAAAAGAAACTGATATTTTACGCACGCAGACGTCTATTTCTTCGCTATCTTTAAGAAGTAATATAGACCAATTTGTAGCCATAAGTAAAAGATTGCTTGTTCAAGAAAGACTTAAAAAAGAAGCGGAAATTGAGTTCCAGGCAAAACGAGGTTCTTTGACAGCACAAGAACGTTTACTGGCTTTGCAGGGTGCTCAGCTAACGCAACAAGCTGCCTTTAACCAGCTGGAACGTCAACGCGCTGAAGAACTGGCACGACGTCAAGAAGAAGCTGCCCGTACAGCAGAGCAACAGATACAAGCTCGTCTTACGGCATCAAAAAGTATTTTTGATGAACAGCTAAAGCTGATTGACATCAACATTCGCGAGCAAGAATTTGCGGGAGGTCAGGAAGCTGCTTTGCGCCGCTCGCTTCAATTTTCTGAAGCTCGCGCTCGACTTGTCGAGCAGTCCTTAAGCGACGAACGAGATCTGGCTTTAGCCGAGGCAGCCAAAAACGGTACGAAAGCCGAAACACTGCGTCTCTTTAATTTGAAACTTAAGATTGCTCAGTACGACTTAAATCTACAAGATGCTATAAATGAACGTTTAATAGATCGTAATAAGCTCGAAAAGCAACTGGCTGCAACCCAGCGCCAACGAGATATCGCTGAAGCCCTGCGTCCCATCCAACAACAGCAAGCGCGTGTCGGTCTGGATATCGCAGGCTTTACCGTGCCCGAGGCTCAAATAGAGGCCGAACGGTTGCTGCTGGATCAGCGTATCCGCACCGCAGAAACGTTGTTACCGATTCAAGAGCGTATTGCTGATCTGACTGCGGAAATCACTAGTGGGAGTCTAGATGCCGAGGCTTTGGCAGCTAAGCAAGCTGACCTTAACGCGCAGCAGCAGAAACTCGGACTTATCAACCAAGAACTTGTCCTGCTGGATAAACTAGAAGCAAAGCAACTGCAGCTACAGCAATTCTCGGCTAAATACGGACAGCTAATCCAAAGTGTCAGCGGCGAACTCGCCAATGTAATTACATTCGGCGTCGCTGAGCTTGTGCGGGGAACTAAAACGGCCGAGCAAGTCTTTGCCGACTTTCTCAACGCGGTCGGTAGTGCTTTGCTCCAGACGGCCCAACAAATGATTGCCCAGTACATCGCCATCGGCATTGCCAAGATATTCGCCGGTCTTGGCGGAGGACTGACCGGAGGCGGCTTTTCCGGCAACGCGGCAGGTTTTGGCGGCTCCGTCGACGCTGGAATCCCGGCGTTGCCCGGAATTCCCGACTACAGCGGTGCCTTCCGCGCCAACGGCGGCCCGGTCTCTGCTGGATCGCCCTACGTCGTTGGTGAGCACGGCCCCGAGCTGTTCGTGCCAGGGCGCAACGGCAGCGTTGTTTCCAACTCCGGCCTGCGCGATGCAATGGGTGCCGCACCCGGCAGTGGTGGATCGCCGGTGCTGAACATGAGCTTCCAGACAACCAGCATCGGCGGCGTAGAGTACGTCAGCAGAGACCAACTGGAGGCGGCCATGGCCGAAACCCGCCGCCAAGCCACCCGAGATGGTGCCAGCCGTGGCATGACCATGACGCTGGATCGCATCAAGCAATCGCCGCAAACCCGTAGCCGCATCGGTATCCGCTGATGGCCGCGTTCCCCTCGATCACCCCAACCGGCCGCAGCTTCCGCCCCGGCGTGTATCCACAAAAGATGTACCGCGCCCTCAGTGGTGCAGTTGTCAAGCGGACGTACGGCAATTCGCCCTACGGCGCCCAGCTAGACCTGGAGTTCGACAGCATCTCCGACGCCACCGTCGTCACCCTGCTGGACCACTACCGCAGCCAAACCGCAGCTAATCGCCGCTTCACCCTTAGCACCAACGTCACCGCTGGCATGTCCAGCACGTTGGCTGCTCGTGCCAACGCGAGCATCGACGGCCTTCGCTGGGAATATGCCGGCCCACCTGAAGTGCAAACCATCCGCCCTGGCATCAACAATGTCCGCATCAACCTCGCTGGCGAAATCCGCAATCCCCTCCTCGACGACTGATGGACATCCGCATCTGTCAGTTCTTCGACCTGACCACCAGCACCGGCAACCGCCACTTTTTCCAGAACTACTTCGCCAACCAGAACAAGGTCTACGCCGGCCGCACCTACAGCTTTGCCCCCTTCCGCGCCGAGGGCGCCATCGCCAGCCTTAACGGCGAGAACAACATCCTCCAGATCCTTTTTCCCAACCTCGATATTTCAGTCGCCATGCTCTACGCAGGCGACGGCAACCGCCTCAGCACGCTGGAACTCGCCACCGTCTGGCTCACCGCTGACGGCAACTACACCAACAACATCCAGATCGAGTATTACGTCGGCGTCGGCAGCAGCATCAGCGACACCACGCTGGAGCTGCGATTCCGCTCTGCGATCGACAGCGTCACCAGCAACTTCCCCAACCGCACCCTCACCCGCGAATTAGTAGGCCCCCTGCCCCTAGACTCGCAACTGGTCCTCCAGTGATCAACGTCAACGACCTCATCGGGCTGACCTACGGATGGGGCCACCGGCCAGACGACAATAGCGGCCTTACTGACTGTTTTCAGCTGGCCTGTGAAATCCACCGCCGCTTCGGATTGGCGGACTACGCACCGGCTTTTGACTGGGTCTATAGCGAGTTTGACGACGACACCTTTCCGCGAGTCCGCATGGCCCGATGGCTTCTGCAAAACGGCAGTCGTCTGACCACTTTCCGCCCCGCCGCCGTCGTTCTACTGCCCTCCAACGTTGGTGCGGCCCTCGGCACCGTAATGGAGGACGGCAGCACTATTTTCATCGGCCCGTCTCATAATGTAGTAAGAGCCAAGCTGCCAGAAGGCACCGGCCAACTCTTCTGGATGGAGCGATGACCCGCAAGCTGTTGCCCTACGAGCACGATCTGATCGCTGCCCTCGGCGTCACCAAGGAAGAGTATCTCGACTTCCTGGCGATTCAGCAAAGCTATAGCGATCCGAAGGAAGGTACGGTTTTTGACATCCGTAATGATCCTGTAACTGTCAGCATTGTCTTAGCTGTTGTTGGTGTACTTTTTCAAGTTGCTGCGGTACTACTAACCCCACGTCCAGAAATCCCGTCCATCTCGGCCGGCGGCGGCGGCGAACGCCAAACCCGTGAGCAGCGGTTCTCGCCACGGTTCGGCTTCAACAGCGTCCAAGAACTCGGCAAGTACGGCGACACCGTCCCGTTGGTTTACACCGACCGCTCCAGCAGCGGCAACCCTAACGGCGGTGTCCGCGTCTCTGGCTCTTTGCTCTGGAGCGCTGTCCGCAGTTATGGCAGCAACCAGTTGCTTCAGATGCTGTTGTTGCTGACCGGTGGCGCCATCACCCGCATCGACCCACTCAAATCAGCATTTGGTCAAACAGTCATTACTGACCTCATCGCTCAGAACAAGTGGATTTACTTCAACGACAACGCTACGGGTCGCCTCCACTGGGCTGACGAACTCAACGCAGCAAGCAATTCCGATCCAACCAAATACGGGAGCGCAAATGATAATCCTTATCGCTTGCAGCCCGCCATAACTAACACCCGTGTAGACGGATTCAGCCAAGCATATTCTCCCAGCAGCTCAAACGTTTTCGGTGGCTACAGTCCTGTTCCGCTCAACGTCAACACATACCTTCGCAACGAGGCTGGTGACAAAGGCGCCCAAAACATTGAAATTACAGCTACATCCTGGCCGTCGGCGTTAGCAGCCGTCCCTGTCGGACGCACGCTGCAGCTGCGCTTCAAGTCAACTGCTAACCCGCCGACCGGCACAGCTTTTGCCGATGACCTGGTGCGTAGTGCAATGGATACACGTCGCACACTGGCCAGTGTGTTTGATGACGCGGGCATTTTCAAGCTCGGCTCCGCTCGTTATCGAATCAACCGCATTGCTGGCACCACAACCGACGAAGGCGATTTTGTTGTCGATCTGGTTTGCATTGAAGCCGGGCGTGCCCCGTCGTTGCCCTACAGCTACGACGAAGTTTCAGACACAGCAGCCGACTATAAAAACCAGCCCGATTACATCAGCACTAAGCGAGCTGTTGATGCTTTGCTCCAGCAAGACCGTAGAGACAGTTCTTCGGGTGCTTCACTGTCAGGCTTGCCTAGCGGGCAGCAATTTGTTGTGAGCACAGCAAGCGATTTGCTGCGCTCCGGTCAAATATGGACAGTGGCTAGTCGCACTGGCTACGGAGGCTATGCCCGTGGCGCACCGATGATCATTACTGTACGTTATTACAGCTTCGTACGAAACTTAACCGAAACCGAAAAAGCTACGCTGCGTCAGTTCATTGAGTTGCAGTCATTAGCAACAGTCGGTAGCGACGACTTGTTTTACTTAAAAGCAATCACCCGCGTCGAAGAGGCGTCGTACACAACTGTCTCGCCTTGCAATATCGCTGACATCGCCATCAAAGCGCAGGTTTATCGGCGCATCTCAGGCAGGCAACAAAGTTACGGCAGTGAACGCCGCGCTGGTTACGCCATCAGCGATAACGGCATCCAACAGCGTGTATCCATGTTCTTGATGCATTACCGCGTCGCCGGTGGCAACTGGAGCACTGTCCCTGGAATCTTTGCTGTCCGTCGTGCCGCAGAACAAGACAACTTCATCTACATCAAGTTCAATGGCGGCTCAACACCACAAAACTGGCAGTTCCGCTTGGAACCCGTGACTGATCCACTCGCCGAGATTGCCAAACACAGTTTCATGCGGCAGGCCAATGGTCTAGTCCGGTATTTCTACTTACAAAATTCCGGCAATGCTGCACCGCTGGATCTCGGCTCCGGACGAGCTTTGTATTTCACCGGCTTCATCCAGAACAGTCAGCGCAGCGGTCTGCCCCCACTCAACGACTCACCCAACGGCACTAACGAATGGGACTGGTACAGCCTTGACGCTGATACGCAGCTGCAAACCTCCTTCGAGCGCGGCCCCGAACTAGGGATCACCGCTGTCAGCGAACAACTGACGCAAAACTTTACATCTGCGCTGTACTCCAATCTTGCGCTCATTGGCTTCAACGTCTTCAGCGGCAAAAGTTTGCAAGACATGCGCTCGTTTTCCGCCTTCGTCACCGGCGGCAAACCAGTCCGCCGCATCCGCACATCCGGCAACGACGAACGCGGAAATGCCTGGGGCAGCGCAACATATCGCTACTACCCCACCAATCCAGACGGTCCCACCAGTTTTGCACCGGACATTTTCCTCGACACCATCCTCGACACCCAGGACGGCATCGGTAACTACGCCAAGATCAACGGCATCGACATCCGCCAGCTAGCAATCACCAAGCGCTTCTGCGACGCCAACAATCTGTACATGGATGCGCTTATCGCCGACCGCCAAAACTGGCGCAGCTTTTGGGCGTCTAACGCCCCCTTCAGCCTGCTGGAGTTTGCCCGCATCGGCGGCCGCGAAACCCTGATCCCTAGCATCCCGTACAACCAAACAACTGGCGCAATCCAACGCCAAATCCAAGTCTCCGCCCTTTTCAACCAAGGCAACATCCTCGAAGACAGCTACAAGGAAGAATTTCTAGATTACGACTCAAACGTCCAAGACATCATCGCCACCATCATCTACCGCTCGCTGGACAGCAACGGCACCTTTGCCGTCAACCGCTCGATCACCATCCAGCGCAAGGACACGAATCCGGCAAACGCCATCCTCCAGTCATTCGACGTTTCCGCTTTCGTCACCAACGAAGCCCAAGCGATTCTTTTCGGCAAACTGATGTGTAACACCAGACGTTACGTCCGGTCCGCCATCGAGTTCAAAACCTTCCCCACCACAAGTCCCATCTCCCCTGGCGCATACATCTATGTGGACATCGGCCACAACGCCTGGGACGGCATCACGACTGGCGTCATCGGACCGGGCGGCAAGCTGAACGCTCCAGTGGACAATATCGTCCGTAACGGCAGCTACTCGTTCTTGCTGTACCAAAGCGGCGGTGGCGTGGTGCGAACGACAGCAACAGTCAGCAATGGCGTTGCACCGTCACTGGCATCCCGCGAAGGGCATCTGTACGTTCTTGGTACCAAAGTAAAAACCCGCCGCGTCTACCGCGTCAATGAAGTCCAGATGGACGAAGAGGGCGAAGTGACCATCCGTGGCACGATTTTTCCTTGTGATGCCAGCGACAACTCCTTGATCGCAGATTTCTCAGACAACCTCTTTACTATCCAACGCTAGACTGATCCCATCAAGCTACGCCTGTCATGGCCTTCTTCACCGGGCGCACTGGTGCGTTGTACCTCACCACTGCTGGTTCCGGTGCCGTGACGCCGTCCAGCACTCAGCAAGCCCTTAAGCTCCGCGACTGGTCCCTCGAAACCAGCCTGGAACTGCTAGAAACTACCACCGTCGACACAGCCGTCAAAAGCTATACCCCTGGAGCTGTCAGCTCGACCGGCAGCGCCACCGTCCTGTACTACCGCCGCGAAGGCACCACCAGCACCGAGCCCGGCGTTCAGTTCGATCAGTTTCTGAACAAGCTGATGAAAACAACGTCAGCAGGCGTCACTGAGTCTGATCGCGTTGGCATCATCCTCCGCGTCGGCCAAACGCCTGGATCCAGCGGCGATATCAAAGACGACATCGCCTTCAACGCTTACATCACGAGCGCTTCGATGCAGGTCTCCACCGGTGAGCTGACCTCAGTGGCGATCCAGTTCACCGTCGACGGACCTTTCCGCGAACTCGTTGACGCATGACGTACTTCCTAGGGCAGTACGGCAAGGTCAAACTTCGCCGTAAGGCGGCTGGCACATTCGTCAGCTCAGTTCTGCCTGCAGATGTCAACACCGTCCTAAATCGCGTTGGTTTTGAGGGCTCGGTTGAAAACCTGCTGACCGGAGATCAACTGGTCATAACCACCACAGACGCCCGAGGTCTCGACTTCCTACCCAGCTCCACCTGGCCCGACGGCGGTGGCGCAACACTCAACGAGGTCGTTGCCTACATCAACGTCAATGCGATTGGCGGTGTCCGCCTTTTTGAAACCTTCAGCGCTGCCATCAACAACGACCGCAGCGTCGAGTACCCAGTCGAATCCTTTGCCGGCAGTGCGATCGAGATCTCTGTGCAGATCTACGGTTCCGTGGAGCGCGTCCTTGGTGATGTCCGAGGCTTCAGCTTCAACACCGACCGCGAGTCGCTGGAAACCACAACTATGTCCGACCGCTTCAAGCGGATGTATTCGGCTGGCCTGATCAGTGGCTCCGGCTCGATTGACTGCATTTTCAACGCCACCAACAGCGGCCTAGTCGAAAACTCCTTATTGATGCTGCAACTCATTAACCGCACGGACATCGGCAGCGAGTTTGACTGTTACCTCCAACTCACCGAAGACGAAAACTACCCTGGCGTCCAAGACATCTACTACGAGTTCCAGGCGATGGTCACACGCACTGGAATCGAAGTCACCACAGACCAAACCATCAACTGCGCTATCGACTTTGTTACCACAGGCGAGATCAAGCTCTTGATTGGTGAACCCTCGGGCTACATCCTCAAGGAAGACACCGACCGTTTGCGCCTGCAGCAAAACCTTGACTTCCTCCTCACTGAAGTCACCGACTAAACTGCTAGAAGACTTTGCTGTAGCCGGAGCTGGCGCATGGCTGACCAGAGAATTACGCAGCTAACCCAGCTCTCCGAGGCTGACGTCGCGGCGATTGACGTCCTGCCCATCGTAGACATCTCGGCCAGCGAAACCAAGAAAGTCACCGCCAAGGACCTTTTTGAGGCTGGTGCCACCCTGGCTGACAGCTCCAGCATCGACCTTGTCAAGCTTAACCAGAGCAGCGTCACCAAACTCGGCACCACCGCACTGGCCGACGACGCAATCACCGCCGCCAAACTGGCTGACGATTCCAGCATCCACTACGGCCCGACCGCTCCAGTTTCGGATAATTTCGAGGGCCGAGGCCATCTCGACAGCGCCACCAGCTATCTCAGCATCTGGGACGGCAGCGCCTTCCAGCAGGTCATCGCCCCGACTGCCGGCATCGAGGACCTAGCAGTCACGACCGGCAAACTTGCCGACAACGCAGTCACCACCGCCAAGGTCGACGCACTGGGCCTTGATACCGCAGCCCTGGCTGACAGCGCAGTCACAACCGCCAAAATTGCCGACGACGCAGTCACAGTCGACAAAATCGGCGCTGGCGCTGTCGATACAACCGCCCTTGCCAGCGACGCTGTCACCACCATCAAGGTGGCCGACGACGCGATCACCTACACCAAGATCCAAAACGTCAGCGACACCGACAAGCTGCTGGGTCGCTCCAGCGCTGGCGCCGGTGATGTCGAAGAAATTGCCTGCACCAGTGCCGGCCGCGCTCTACTGGATGACGCCGACGCCGCCGCCCAGCGGACCACGCTGGGGCTTGGCACCCTGGCCACCCAGGATGGCACCTTCAGCGGCACCCACTCCGGCACCACCAGTGGCACCAACACCGGCGACCAAACCATCACCCTGACCGGTGATGTAACTGGCACAGGCACCGGCAGCTTCGCCGCGAGCATCGCGACTGACGCGGTGACCACCGCCAAGATCGCCACTGGCGCAGTCACCACCGACGAACTCGGAGCCGCCTCCGTCACCGGTCCCAAACTGGCCGCTGACTCCAGCACCGTTGTGAGCGGCAACGCCCCCAGCGGCAGCGGCGACTTCGAGGGCCAAGGCTGGATCAACACCAACACCGGCCTCAACTACGTGTGGACTGGTGCTGCCTGGCAGCAAGTCGCTGCCCTGCAGACCATTACCTTCAGCGACACCACCCCGCTGACGTTCTCAGTCACAAAACCCGACAACTTCAGCGCCACGATCACAACTACCCTCGACACCCAAACCGCTGGCACTGTATTTGCTGGTCCAACTACTGGATCAGCCGCAAGTCCAACCTTCCGCGCCCTAGCTGCAACCGACCTTCCAATTGCCGTCAGCGGCACCAATGGCGCAGTCCAACCCGGCACAGGTCTGACCGTCACCGGCGCTGGCGTACTGAATCACACCAACAGCGCTGCTACCGGCACCTTCACCAAAGTCACGATCGACGCCCAAGGTCACGTCACCACAGGCGCCACGCTGAACGCAGCCGACATCCCCAGCCTCGATGCCAGCAAGATCACCACTGGCACGTTCAATTCGGCGTTTCTCTCTGAAAACAGCGTCACCGCCCAGCAGCTTGCTGACTATGGCATTGCACAAGTCAGCGAGACTGCGCCAACACCTGAGTTTGCCGGCCAGTGGTGGATCAACCCTTCCGACCGCTCGGCCTACATCTGGGTTGGTACTGTCGCACCAACACCAAACGGTTACTGGCTGCTGGTCGGTTACGGCAGCCCGACTCAGCTCAACCTGCGCTTTGGCGGCACCTACAACGCAACCAGCAACACCGTCGTCTCACTGAACCAGTACGGCGTCGAGGCTGGTCTGGTCATTGGTCAAGCGTTGACCGCGCCCAACCCGCAAAACAACGGTGTCTATCTGATCGTCACGACAGCTGGCACCGGCACAACACCTGCGCCTGTTGCTTCACTGGCCGCCGGCGACTGGGTTCTCAGCCAAGGCACCGGCGCCAACTGGACAAAAATCGCCGTTGTGTCTGGTGCGACTGGCACCTTCAACGACTACGACATCCTGTCCGACGGCACGTACTTCACGCCGGACATGACCGGTGTGACGGACGTCCGCGACGCCCTCGTTCTGCTCTGGGGCCGCGCCCAGATTGCAACCACCTCCCAGATCGGCGTCGTGCTGGAGTCCACGGAGGTGCTGGTTGACAACAGCACCGGCGAAATGACCATCGGCGTGGTGGACGATGGCACCTACTGATGACGCACCGCACTGAAACTTTTGTCTACAGCGCCGAAAACGTTCCAATCGGCGGTCAGCCTGGTGATGTGTTGCTCAAGGTGCAAAATGCCAACTACTACACCGCTTGGCGCGACTTCACCTACGTCTTTGAAACCTACGATGTAGTTCTTGACGACGGCGAATACTAGACTGGTGCGGTAATCCCCGTCCGTCAGGAGTTAAGGGAATGGCATCCACGCATAAAAGCCTCCGCAGCAGCACTGCCGACAAGCGCCCCACAACGGCAATTGCGGATGGCCAAATTGCGCTGAATACCAATGCCACCAGCCCTGGCCTGTTCTTCAAGGACAGCACTGGCGCGAGCATCATCAAAGTCGGCCCTGTCCATGTTGGCTCGACTGCACCAAACGTCAGCCCGGCAGTTGGCGGCAGCAGCGGCAACAGCACCGGCGAAGTCTGGCTCGACAACTCCCTGACCCCAGTCGGCGTCAAGATCTGGAACGGCAGCGCTTGGGTTAATGCCACCCCGGCCGGCAGTACCACCGTCCAAGGTCTGCTGGAACTTGCCACTGATGCCGAAACCCAAGCCGGCAGCGATACTGCTCGCGCTGTAACGCCCGCCAGCCTGCAGTCGAAAGTCAGCGATAGCACCAGCACCACCAGCTCAACCACGATTGCCAGCAGCACGGCAGTCAAGAGCGCTTATGACCTGGCGACCGCTGCAGTGCCAGCATCCGGCGGCACCGTTACCGGCAACCTGGAGATCGGCAACACTGGCAGCCTGAGTTTTGAAGGCGCCACCGCCGACGGCTTCGAGACCACCATCGCCGTCACGGATCCAACCGCTGACCGCACGATCACGCTACCGGACACCACCGGCACCGTCGTCACCACCGGCGACACCGGTACCGTCACTAGCACAATGATCCTTGACGGGACCATCGTCAACGGAGACATCAACGCATCAGCCGCCATTGCCCATAGCAAACTGGCCAATATCACCGCTGGATCGGTGCTGCTCGGTAATGCCACCAACGTCCCGACCGCCACTGCACTGACCGGTGACGTAACCGTCAACAGCAGCGGCGTTACGGCTATCAGCAGCGGCGTGATCGTCAACGCTGATGTCAACGCTTCGGCTGCCATCGCTGGCACCAAGATCAGCCCCGACTTTGGCAGTCAGACCATTACCACCACTGGCGTAGTTAGTGCCGCCCTTGGCGCTGCGGCCACACCTAGCATTAGCTTCACTGGCGACCTGAATACCGGCATCTATAGCCCCGGCGCCGACCAAGTAGCCATCTCAACTAATGGCGCTGGGCGGTTGTTTGTTGATGCGAGTGGGGGCATCTCCATAGGCGCATCATCCACTCCTGGTGCTCTCCTTGGAGTCACCAGGGGAGCTGCATCGCTTTTAGATCTACATAGAACAGGTGTTGCCGGCGAGGCGCGGCTTAATTTTTACAACGATAATAGCGCGTCAGCGGCAACAGTTGCAGGACGCATTGCAGGCTTGCTAACGACTACAACGGCGGGCTCTGAGTCAGGAGCCTTGCTGTTTGTAACTAATAATTCCGGAACCGTTGGCGAACGTGCCCGCATCACAGCCGAAGGCCGCTTAGGTCTGGGGACTAGTAGCCCTGCTGAATTGCTACATGTGAGTGGTGGCAATATACGATTTGGCTCTACAGGTTTCATTGGCGAAGATAGTTCCGTTTCGCCAGCGCTCATTAGCATAGGCGTAAATCCTGGATCTACATATACTGTTACAAGAGATATTCAATTTCTTGCCAATCCAGGTAGTGCTTCTTCTAGTGTTTTAATGACAATTAAAGGCCAAACAGGCCGAGTAGGGATTGGCACTGCTGCGCCCAGCACAAAACTAGACATCCGCGAAGATTCTGCTGGAAGCGTTGTATCACTGCTCAAATTAAATAACAATGCCGCGATTGCAAGCGGCAAAGGAGTAAAGATTGAATTCGGCCTTTCCGATAACTCGAATGCTAGTGCTCGTGGATATATTGAAAATGTCCTAGACGGTTCCAATGGAACGTATATGGCTTTTGGCGTCAACGATGGCGCAACAGGAACTTTTGAAGCTATCAGAATTGACCGGAATCGACGCCTGTTAGTTGGCACGTCTTCTGCGTCCGGCAATTCGCTTTTTCAGGTAGAAGGGAATATTCAACACGAAGGAGCCATCTATTCGTATGCGTCTAAGTCATGGTCTACGGCGGCAGCGGCAGCCTTGTTTGATGTCAAGATGTCTCCTGGACATTGCGGCGCAGTCCTCAACTGGATAATGGTCGATGCTTCGGCCCCAAACGGAGTCAGGACCGGCACTTTGACGATTGCTGTTAGAGGATCAGGTAATACCAAAATCGGAGTGGTTGTTGGCCAAGTTGACGGAGCGGTTGTCACAAGCGGCACAGTCTCAACGCTTACTTGGTCTGCTGCGATCAGCTCAAACGAAGTGCGACTTACTGCAACGCCAAGCACAGACAGCGGAACAGCAACTGTTTATCTATGGGGATCCAGCCCGTTCTTCACAAGTGATGGAATCACCGCGCTCTAAACTGTAACGCTTGAGCCCTCTTAACCCTACTCACTAGACACCCGTCCTAAACTCCTACCATCACCCATCAACTCATGGCCACCACCTTTACTTGGCACATCGCCAACCTAGAGCGCGAGACCGCCGACGGTTTTGTGATGACCGCCCACTACACTGTCACTGCCGAAGACGGCACCTACAGCAGCGGTGCATACGGATCGCTGGGCTTTGAGCGCCCCGACAAGCTGATCCCGTTTGCTGACCTGACCGAAGAGCTGGTGATCGGCTGGGTCAAGGATGCCTTTGGCGCTGAGAAGGTAACCGAGATTGAAGCCGCCCTGCAGGCGCAGCTTGACGAGCAGCACCATCCCAGCAAGGCAAGCGGAACGCCGTGGCAGTAAAGGCAAAGGCCGGCGCCGCGCGGATCGAGCACCAGCCCGGTCCGCCAAAAACTACCCGTCAAGGGTATGGGCAACGTAGCCGTCCCCGACGCAGAGGTAAGAAACCTTTGCGCGGGCAGGGTCGCTAAACTGATTACATGATCGAGGTCATCGCTGCTATTGCTGGAGCGTCGATCTCCGTTGCCGCGATGGGCGCGATGGGCTTTAGCCGTCGCAACGATGAAGCACGTGAAGCTGTAATCAGACTGACCGCTGCCGTGGAGCATATTGCCACCCAGTTAGAGGTGCTGCATACGGACATCAAGGAGGACCGTAAGGAAACTTTTTCACGTCTTAATGGCGTGGAGCAGCGAGTAACTATGCTTGAAGCGCGTCCCCGTTGCTGAAGACTCGTGAGCGGCGTCGTCGATTCCCGTGACATCGGACAAGGATTTACGATCGACCGCCTTGAAAACGACTGGGGCAACACCTATTACCGCGTCTGCCGTAACAGCATGTGCCGTTACTGCGAAGACGAATATGTAGCCTACATGTACGCCCAAAACTGGGGCTGGCTACCAGAAAGCCACCTACCTAGCTGATCCACCAGCTAACCGCATCTTCTAGATGCGGCTCCCAAAAATCTTGCGCTCTAAACCATTCTTTCCACTCATTACTGGACTTTTTTGTATTACAAGAAAAACAACATGCAACCAAATTACTTAAGTTTGTCTCACCACCTTTTGACTTGGGACGCACGTGATCAAGCGTTCCATTCTTGCCCAGATGTTCCCTGCAATACGCACATCTGTAATCCCAGCCCTTAAGGATTTGTTCACGAAACCGTGCCTTGGCCTCGCGTTTACTCACAAAGCCGTGGTGCTCGTCGATGTAGTCCACTTGGGGCTTCGACTAGCTAAACGGTAGCGAGGAAAACAGCACAGACGGGCTACTTAGCATACCTAGCGCTAGACTTACACAAAACGTCCTATCTCCATGGACTTCCTTAACCACCCCGCCTTCTGGATCGTCGTGGCTGCCGTCAGCGAACTAATCGCGCTGTCACCGCTGAAGAGCAACAGCATCGTACAACTCCTGTTCCAGGTGCTGAACCTGCTGAAAGCAAAAAAGCGCTGACTCCGTTCGCTATTCGCAAACGGCAATTCGACGCGGAACTATCCGCCAAACTCGACCACGCCGAGGCTGTCTGGCACGCTAGTCAGCCTCCGGCTATCCCATTGCCCACCGTCGTTGAACACCCAATAGATATCGAGCTGCAGACTGGCGACTCCCAGAAGCTCGGCGGACCCATCTCGATCCACGCGCCCTGGAAACGCGAATGACCAGCACCATTCGTCTACTCGACCTAGCTCGGTTCTACCGATCGCTTCCCCATCAAATGGCGGCTTTAGCCGAGCTGGAGGAAGCGATCAACAAAGCCGACCCCAAGCTGCTCAACCGCACCCAACCGTGGTTCAAAACCTGGAGCCAGTCCGGCAAGCAACCACCAATCGAAAACAACTGGGACGGCATTGTGATGGCCGGCCGGATTGCCGGCGCCAAATACCCAGAACTGGTTGCCGCCCAATGGGCCCTCGAATCTAGCTGGGGCAAACTTGTAACAGGCCGCAACAACTTTTTCGGCCTAAAAGGCGATGGCACCACCAGCACTACGCAAGAGTTTATAAACGGCCAGTGGATCACAATCCGCGACTCATTCCTGCAATTCCCAGACATCCAAACCGCCGTCTGCTATTTAGTTGATCGCTGGTATAAAGATTACAAAACCTACAAAGGCTGCAACAACGCCACCAGCATCGAAGACGCCGCCCACTGGCTACAAAAAGAAGGCTACGCTACCGATCCCGATTACGGAAACAAGCTGGTAAAGGTAATTAACACCCAAGCAGAAAAAACCGTAAAAACTAACGAATCTATTCTCAAAGTCCCCTACGAATATCAGCTCGACAACAAAAGCGGCACAGGTTACCGCGAGTGCTTCAGCTCCAGCTGTGCAATGGTTGCCCGCTACTGGAAAAAGATCGGCAACGACGACGCCTACAACCTAATCCGCCGCAAATACGGGGATAGTACAAACGTACACGCCCAAATCGCCGCTTTGAAAGAGCTGGGACTCCGCGCCACGTTCGAACAAGAAGGCACCGCCTCCGACCTGGAAGCCGAAATCCGCATGGGCTACCCCACCCCAGTGGGCTGGCTCCATCGCGGCCCAGTCAACAAACCCACTGGTTCAGGCCACTGGAGCGTGGTGATCGGCTTCACTCCGACCCACTTCCTGCACAACGACCCAAATGGCGATGCCGATTTGGTGAATGGTGGCTATATAAGCAACAAAGGAGGCGCCGGCGTGGCATACTCCCGAAAAAACTGGCTTCCTCGCTGGCTCGTTGACGGTCCCGACAGCGGCTGGTACTTGAAAATCCGCCCGATGTGACCATGAACCCACTGGAGCAAACACCAGAAAACGCCTTCGACCAGGCGAAGCACGACCACTGGCTCAGACAGCGTTACACCGAAAAGGACTGGAACGGCTTATTCGAGGCCGCACTGCTTTTGAACACCCTGTATCACATGGAGCGCACCAAATGTAGGTGGGCGATAAAAGAAGCCGCTAACAACCTGTCGGAAATTTGCGGCCTCGATCGCGACTCCGCTTAATCGTGCTGGAGCTTTTCAGCGTACTGCTCGTACAACCCGGTGTAGGTGGCATGTAGTGGATGCTCCGGATTATCCCGGCCATCCATAAAGAACAACTTGTCCAAAAATCGCTGACGTGCATCTTGCACTTTAATTTCCAGCACAGCCTGTTCAGTTTCTTTCATTTTTGAGTGCCTTGAGTTTGCGCAGGCGCTCGCTTTCGGCGCCGTTGTACGACTTGGACAGCGGCCTGAGTTTAGCCGGCGTCTCTGGAACTTCCACCAAGCAACCTGGGTAGCGGTTCCGAGCAAAGGCTAACGCCTGCCTCAAGGACTCTGCGCGGATCATATCCCGCAGCGGCCCCTGCCCTGGCAACCAGATCTGCAACTCGAAGTAGTCGAGCTTTTTACCTTCAAGCACGGCAGGCGCTCCAGCTTTTCGGGTAGGCGGGCTCTTCAACAGTGTGCACAAAAACCTCGCTATTGCAGCGCCGACAAACAATTCGAGCAGCACTGATAGCCCGCTCGTAAGTAACCCAAGAACAAGCGTCATCAGCATTCTGAGTAAAAGCCATCCACTCGTTTGACGAGTAAACCGCCGCAACGAACTGGGACCCAACCTTCAAAACAAAGCGCGTCACGGAACTCCCGCGAGACTACTGTGCAAGCCTAACCGCCGACCCCACCCCAAGTCAGACTTACAACGATTTACAACTAAGTCTCATGCGTCTACTTGCGTCTCTTGCTTGGAGCGCTGGCGTCCTTCTACCCGCCGCTTTACCGAGTCTGCCCATGCTGCACGATCCGCCGCTTCAGCCGCCTTGTAGTCCGACACCGACACAGCTTTCTCCAGCATGGTGTACACCATTTCCCGCATCAGCGCCGTTGTGCGCTTGCCTTCCTTTGCGGCCAACCTCTCCAGCAGCTGGTACCGATGCTGGTCGACCAGCAACTGGCAATACAGCTTCCGTCCGTGCTGCAGGGGCATAGCAAACCGTCTACTCTGCTACACAATAGCACTACCAACGCACTGGGGCGTCCACGTACTTGCGCCAGCCATTGGCCTGCGCCATCCGCGCCCCACCCCTTTGCTTGGCACAACCAGCCCGGATACCACGTGCCCACTCCAAAAAGGCAGCAGCCCTATGGAGATCAGCGGTTTTTGCCCGCTTAATCTCGTCATAGAGCCACTGGAGCACCAATTCCCGACCAGTTTTCGGCACTACGTCACCAGTCACCTTCCTTAGTGAGTCTGACCATCCGCAAACCCGGCCACAACTCCCGGATGGTGTGATGCGCATGGGTCATGCTGTCCGCCATGATCGCGGCTTTCTGGAGCAGCCCACCAGGCGTCCGCAACAACGCCACATAATTACAAGGTGCGTACTTCATTTTGCCTCCGCCCAAGTCATGCCGATATTGGCATCTGCAAGTGGTGGCACATCATCCAACCACTCAGCTTCGGCCTCTTCCATCGTTGCCTTCAACTGATGCGCCCAAATATCGGCATGTTCTTCACGCACCAGCAAGATAATTTCGTCGTGCACGACGCCAGCTAGGCGCACAACTTCCTCCCCGTCTGCCTGGAGCAGCGGCCACAACTTACCGAGCGTGCGCTTAAGCACCGCCGCACCAGCCCCTTGGATTGGAGTGTTGCAGCGAATCGTGAGCGAATTGTGATCGCCGTAAAGAAGCCTCCGCAACCCGGAGTGACGAATCTTGATCGCGGCATTTCCTTTAGCCGCATTAGCAGCTGCAGCATTTTCACGCTGCCATTTGCTGATCCCTTTATAAGCAGCGTGGAATTTTTTCCGCACGTTTTCCGCTTCAGTAATATCCATTTGTATGCCCATGCCAGCTGCATAGTTTCTGAGTCCTTTTGCACCGCTTCCATATAACAATCCGAAGTTGGCTGATTTACTAACTTGGCGCTGATCTTTTGTGACTTCATCTGCTGAAACGCCATAAATCTGCATTGCTGTCAGTGTGTGCAAGTCCGTCCCAGCCTGGAACGCTTGGATCATCAGCTCATCCTGAGCTTCGGCTGCCGCCAGCCTCAACTCCATCTGCGCGTAATCCGCCACTACCAGTCTCCATCCATCTGGCGCCTTGACGCACTCCCTAAACCTTGAATCTCTTGGAATTTGCTGCAGGTTGGGACTCATGCAACTCATGCGCCCTGTGTCAGCCCCCAACTGGAGGTAACTAGCCTTGATGTAGCCACTGGCACCCAGGTGCTTCAAGAGCGATTCGACCATCTGGCGCCGCTTCTCAATCCGCTTCCAAGCCAGGTAATCCGCAACCACAGGATGATCAGCCACGTACTCACGCAACACCAGCTTGCTGGCACTGGGCTTCCCATCTGCCGTCACTGGTGCATTACCAAGTAATGCAGTAAAGACATCCAGCAATTGCTTGGGGCTGTTCAGGTTGAAACCTGCCTCAACCCGATCGCCACCCCGTGCTGTTCCAGTGGCCTTGGCGTTGGTGTTTAGACGCCCATCAGCAAACCTCGGCAGTTTCTTGTCTTCCGGCAATGCCTGATCCAAAGCAACCAGAAACTCCTCACCTCGCGTCCGATGCTGGAGCGTCAGCTCACGCTGGAGCGTTTCTAATCCGTTGCGATCAAACGGCAGGCCGGTTCGCCAAAGCTGCGCCATCGCCGGCAACGCCCGACACTCCAAAAACCAAGCCCGATGCAGATTCGCCTCTGCCATCCGCTGGTTAATCGGCCCATCCATCTGGATCAACAGCTGCACGTCCTTTGCCGCGTATTCCAGCTGTCCTTGGGTCAAATCGCCCGACCAGTCACTCTTCTGCTCTTCCTTAGAGATCTCCTCCTTGAGATAACGTTTTACAACAGTCTGCAGACCGTGCTTTACGTTCGGCTGCCCATTGGTAAGGATCCGGCTAGCCAGCATGGTGCACAAGACCTCCCCATTGGGATAGATCTCGTGCTCCTGCAGCCAACCCAAGTCGAACACCGCATTGTGCGCCAGCCAGTAACGCTTCTGCGCAAAGAACTCCTCGATGTCCACCCACTGGTGATCCTCCAGCTCCCAGCAGTCAATGACCACCGGATCCCGATCCAGCGCGGCCAACTGCAATAACCGCAACCCGCCGAATGTCGGCTGGAGCCCAGTCGTCTCACAGTCAAACGCCACAGTCGTGGCATTGGCGAGCGACCGAAGGTGCTCGATCCCTTGTAAAAAACGCATTGTTCAGTGCCTCAAACGTGCATTTGCATCAAAAACCGTCTCAGCTGTGCATTTGCACATGCTGTACCCAAGCCGCCTGGTGCATCTCGGCCATAGTGATCGGCGGCTCAGCAGGGCAGAGATCTTCGTCGCCAGGCTCCCATTCGATTACGGCAATGAGATCTTTGAGAATCGGCTGGAGTTCATCCTCAAGAAGGTTCATCACATCCATCGGGATGTGTGCATCCATCTGATGCCGGGAGCCATCCCGCTTGATGATGACATCCAGCTTGCCTTTGAACTCAGCGACAAGCGTGGAAACCTTGTAAAAGTCAGACATGGAGGCCTCAGGTGGGGCGACAACTCACTTACTGTACTACACAACAACCGCTTTGCACCGCCGGGCTGTTGTAAATCTTCACACTCGCAGGTAGGGCTTTTTGCCTTCCCACCGCAGCTGGTAGGGCGAGATCAGCTCTTCCGCCCACTGGAGCGTGTACCACTTGTGCCCGCAGGCGCGGCAAACCCGCCGCCGGACAATCCGCCCATCCGGATCCTGGTTGGTCATTAGCACGTAGCTCATCTTGCTGGAGCACTCCGGGCAAGGCGTATGCACAGCGGGCATAACTACTCGCCTGCTGCGTTGTACGCGGCAACCTCGGCAGCCAGATCACGCTCCAAGCAAAGCCGATTCTGCGTGTGAAACGACTGGGTCTTGGAGCCATCCCATAACACAGCAACGTAAGGCACCCGCGAGCCACGCGCATTGGTGCGGTAGATGGTAGCCATCACGGTGCCATATCGCTGCGTAAAGAACGGCTGGATCCGCTGCTTGGTCTCGGCGCTGTAAGTCAGCACCATGCGTTTCTTGGGTTTCTCGGCTACACGATCACCGTTCATAAAGCGTGGATCTTTTTGTTTTCTAAGCATTTTTTGTTGAAACACGGTTGCGTACATTGGACATTGCATCAGACCGGAACTGCTTGCAGGTGTCCTCCAGGTCTTGGGCCAGAACTGCAGCCGAACGCAGCAGCGTTGTAAGCGTCACCGGCTTCATGTCACGATCCGTCGCATAGCGAATGGCATGACGAAAACCCTGGCTGATGTTGCCGCCGCCAAGTTTGCGGGCAGCTTCGATCTCCTCGCGGCTCATGCGAATGTTGACCGTGAAGTTACGACCGCGCTGCGTTGGTATGCGCGGGCTAGGCATTGCCCTCCAGCTCGGCGGCAATGGCGAGAAAATGAGCGCGAATGGCGTGATGTGCGGCGAACACGCCTGCATCAGCGTCGGTGTCACCTAATGGCGTGTTCATCTGCACCTGATCCGCAGCAGCTCGCAAGGCGGCGGCTATACCAGATCTAAAGCGTTGGTGAGTGGCATCAGACCACGCATTAGTTGCGGAAGCATTAGCGACATCCAGCACCCTCTGCGCGGCGGGGGAGAGGTCAGTCATCGTCATCCGGCAACTTTGCAATCAAGCGCTCCAGATACCAACGAGCTTTCATCAAATCCTGCCGTGGATCATCTTTACACCAGCAGCGCTCAACATACTTAAGCACCTGCCACTGCAGACCTCCCAAAACGGGATCTGGCGCAAACTGCACAGCATCCTCAATTTTGTCAATCACCTCAAACTGACGCATCCCACTGGCGTAATGCGTGGGATGGTTGACTGGATCGTTCATTGAAAATACCCCTTGGATTGTTGAACAGTGCCGTCGTTTTGGTAGTGCCCACGCGCTGCATAAGTAAGTTGCGGTACTTCTGCTAAGCGGTGAACTACGAGCTGCCCAATGCGCATCCCATGCCAAATCGGAATCGGATGGAACCGCCTGATGTTGCTCAGCTCCAGTGTCAAGATCCCGGAAAATCCGCTGTCTGCAAATCCGGCCAAGCTGTGCTCAATCCCTTCCCTGGCACGGGAAGACTTGAGCATGAACTGCACCGCGCAGTCATCAGGCACCGTGATGCGCTCCAGTGTTGCCGCAAGCAAAAACTCACCCGGCGCCATGAAGTACGGCGACTCCTGACTGGTGTCCCCGATGCTGACCTGCTGGAACTCAGTCGCAAGCTGAGTCTCAAACAAGATCGTCGGCCCCAGTCGTACATCCAGCGAACAGGGATTTACCAGTGCTGGGTCGTACTGATCGACAAGGCCCTGTTTGCACAGGGCCGCAATTTGCGAATCACACAAAATCATCAGCTATGGAGCGTGACAACGTTGGATACAGCCGGCTCGACATGTTTCCAGGTCTTGCCGTACTTGATGCAGTTGATCGTGGTGGGATGCACCCCGTACCGCTTAGCCAGCTTGACTGCAGATAACTCCTTGGCGATCAAGATGCGCTTGATCTCCCGCACATCTGCCTCACGCAGCATCTCCCGCTTCTTGCGGCGAGACACACGAGTCTTAGGTTGAGACTGGGGCTGCTTGACGGTTTTGACGGTTTCCGGAGTTTTTTGCTCCAGTTCGAGGGTGACGGTCTGGGCGCAGCCGACGATCCGCGTCAGGTTCTGAATGATGTCAGACGCTGCCTGGATATTGGTCAGCAGATCGTGGGTTTCTTTGTCAGAGAGAAGAGTGAGCATGAGAGGTGGTTGAACGTTGTGCAGTGTAGTACTCAATCAGCCTGTTTGGCATAAGCCCGTTGAATCGCAATAAGAGTCTCAGCTGGGACACTGAGAATCTCGAAGAGCGCTAGGGCGGCTAGGCGGTCAGGCGTAACAGTGTCAGCAGCGGCAAGAGTGTCAGAAACTCGCCGATGAAGCTGACAGAGGTTGCGTGGGGCGACCCACGTCGAGTCGCCCGGTATCGGCTCCGTGCCGTAGCCCCAGTCGTCGTAATCCTCCTCATTCCGCGTCGTCCTCGCCAAAGTCGTAGAGATCGGACTGGTCCACCACCTCCCAGTTCTCGATTCGGTCCTCGAACATGCGCCGGAGTCCTGCATCGGTAGCTGGAATTACGTCTTCATCACAAAAGTAGAAGGAGCCTCGGCACACGGCAGGCCCCCATTCGGCCGGCTCTTCCATGGTGGGCGGATGCACCACGACCACATCATCGACCAGGGCCTCGACATGGCACGTCCCATCCACCCCAAAAGAAAGGTCCAACACTTCGAGAACATCAGCCACGGCTCACCTCCTCAACACGATGGCCGGTCAACTGCTCCATCCACGTGTCCCAGCTCATCTTGAGCCATTGCTCCATGTCCTCCAGGCGTTCCAGCTGGTGCCTGTCGTAACTGGCGCTGAGACCGTACTTCTCGGTGTTTGCAATGCGTTCTTTGATGCTGGTGATGGCCCAGCGGGTTGCGAAGTAGTACTCGCTGAGCTTGCTGTTGTCCAGCTTGGTGTGCAGGCTGGTGTGGGTGTCCATAGTCCTCTAATACAGAAACAGGGCAGGAAGCTCTCGCCCCCTGCCCATAGTGTTACACACAGCCAGCGGTGCCGGCAATCCCATCAGTTGTAAAACTTAATCCTCGGGTACGCCAAGGATGTGGGCGGGGTAGGTGGTGAGCACGGAGACGTCTGCCCCTTGGCGCAGGGCCTGCCCAACGACGTAGTGGAAGATCCGGGTGCTGTCGCCGCACTCGAAGATCTGGATCTCATCGACCTCGACAGGCTTGCCCTTCCTAAACCAGCTGGTACGCACGATGCTGTGGATCTCATCGGGCACGTTGCCGACGGTGTAACAAAGCGTGGGCCGCCTAGGCGGCCTCGGCTCACGCTTGGACTTGTCTGCGACATCCACGGGGTCTCTCCAGAAGATCCAAGCGACCACCCGCAGGAGGCCCAAGAAAAAGTTAGGCGTTCGTAGCACGGGCAGCTCTCCAGTAACGGCAGGGTTTTGCGTACACCCGCTCGTCAAGACACGGGAATGACCCGCGTGTCTGTTGTACTACGTCCAGCTGTCCGAGGCACTTCGCATCAGCTGTGCCATCTCCTCGGGAGTGCGTTGGCTCTCGCGCGTGAAGATAGACGTGTCCTGCTGTCCCAAACTCTGAGATCCATTGCCCTGCAACGGATCTACTGTTTTGAGTTGTCCCATTTTGTCCCGTTTTGTCCCAACCTGTCCTTTGGGTGTCCCAGAGCCCGGCTGACGCTCCGGTTTGGGACAACTTGGGACAAACTGGGACAGCTTGGGACAACCCATTTCCTGAGATCCCTTTCCAGCACTGGATTCTTCTTCTTTGGGACAAGGTATACCTCCTCCCCCCACGCGCGCGAGTACTGCTGAGTAGCGCTTGCTGGAACGTTCTCCTTCAACCGAGACCAGCCCCCGGTCGACCAAGCGCTGGAGCGACTTGGAGATTGCGCTGACGCTGCCCCCAAGCAGAGGGTCGGCGTTCAACTCAGTCCGAGTCATTGGCACGCCTTTGGTGCGCAGCCGCTGAAGCACCCGGTCGATGATCGAGGCAGGACTGGCCGAATCGACTCCTTCCAGAGCCGGCAGATCCTGGA